ATTCTTTAGTTCTGTTTATCCTACTATTTCTTCTGGTAAAAGCACAAAAGTCATCATCATCTCAACACCAAATGGGATGAATATGTTCTATAAACTCTGGCATGATTCAGAGTTGAATAGAAATGAATACACTAGAACTGAAGTACATTGGTCTCAAGTTCCAGGAAGAGATGATGCATGGAAGAAGCAGACCATTGCTAACACATCAGAAAGACAGTTCACTCAGGAGTTTGAATGTGAATTCCTTGGATCGGTTGATACGCTGATCTCAGCATCCAAACTTCGTACAATGACGTATGAACAACCCATTCATGATAGTGGTGGATTGAAGATATACGAAAAACCAATTGAGAATCATGAGTACCTCATGACGGTTGACGTTTCTCGTGGTGTTAATAATGACTACTCTGCATTTATCCTATATGATATTACAACAGTTCCATATAAAGTAGTTGGAATCTACAGGAACAATGCAATCAAACCAATGGTGTTCCCAAACATCATTCACCAAGTAGCAACTAATTATAACAAAGCATTTATCCTTTGTGAAGTTAATGACATTGGAGATCAAGTAGCATCTATTCTACAGTATGATCTTGAAAATGAGAATCTTCTCATGTGTGCCATGAGGGGTCGTGCTGGTCAATTAGTCGGTCAAGGATTCTCTGGTTCTAAGACACAACTTGGTGTAAAGATGAGCACCACTGTTAAAAAGATTGGGTGTTCTAATCTGAAACAATTGATTGAAACCGATAAATTATTGGTGTCTGACTACGATATCATTGCTGAACTTACTACGTTTATCCAGAAAAAACAATCCTTTGAAGCAGAAGAAGGGTGTAATGATGACCTTGCAATGTGCCTGGTTATCTTTGCATGGTTATGTGCTCAAGATTATTTTAAAGAATTGACTGAAAATGATGTCAGAAGAAGAATCTACGAAGAGCAAAAGAATCAAGTAGAACAAGACATGTCACCATTTGGGTTTATTGATGATGGTCTTGGGACTTATGAGGAACTCGATAGTCAGGGTAACGTTTGGTATATTGCTGAAGATGGTAATGGATCTTACATGGGGCAGACAAGTGAGTATGGAGATCTTAGTTATATGTGGGAGTATAGATAATGGAATTTGATGAAGAGTTTGAACTTGATCATTTACTCTTCAATGAAAGAAGATGCCGTACATGTAATATTAAAAAAGATTTATTAACTGACTTCTATTTGGTAAGAAAAAATAAAAAGGGATTCCCTTCAGCATACTCTTACGAGTGTAAGCAATGCACTAAACGCAGAGTTTCTAATGCAAGAAAAAACGACTCTAAAAGATGGGAGTATCCTGATTGGTAGGGTGTTCATGCATTGTTTCCCCTTTTGAGTGCGTCAAAATAATAAATAGATTTAGAAAATATGATATATTTCTAAGGAGATACAGATGGCAACTTTACGCTCCCCTGGAGTTGTTGTTAGGGAAAAAGACCTTACCAACGGCAGAGCAGATATTGCGAACAACAATATCGCAGGTTTTGCTGCACCATTCGCAAAGGGAGAACTTGGTTCTCCAGTTCTGATTGGTTCAGAAGCAGATTTAATCGCAGAATTTGGCGAACCCGTAGAAAACAATGCAGAGTATTGGTTGTCTGCAACCAACTATCTTTCCTACGGTGGAACTCTTTCAGTCGTCAGAATTGATACTGATGATCTGAAAAACTCTATTGCTAGAGTAGGTAATTATGTAGGATCGGTCACCATTACCAATCCACAAACAAATGGTAAGTACACCTCTAATCCAGCAGTAACCTTCTCAGGTGGTGGTGGATCTGGTGCAGAAGGTGTTGCAAATATCGATGCAAATGGAAGAGTAACTAGCGTTCTGGTCACTCAAACTGGTTCTGGATACACTTCTGCTCCAGCCGTAACGATTGCACCTGTAGGTGAAAATGCTCTTGCATCTGTTGCAGCAGGAACTACAGCAACCGCAACTGCTGGTGCAGGTAACTTGGATGCTGGTTCCTTAACTGGAACTGCAACAATCACCAATCCTGGTAGTGGTTATTCTGCAGCACCAACCGTTACAGTTTCTGGTGGTGGTGGAACTAGTGGTCAAGCAACTGCTCAAATTAATGCTGCAGGTGAACTTACCCAAATCACCCTTACTGGTGGAAGTGGTTATACTTCTGCACCAACCTTAACTGTTGATGCTCCAACTGGTGTTGTAGTTGCCGTTACCACTGGTGGTACAAACTATGATCCAAACGGTTCATATCCAGTTAGCGTATCTGGTGGAACTGCAATCACTCCATTCTCTGGAACTGCAGTCGTAAATTCTAGTGGAATTGTAACAGGAATTAACGTTACCACTTTTGGTAACTACAGTGATACTACTGGTTTAACTGTATCACTTCCTGCTCCTGGTGTAACTGCAACTGCAACTGCAACAATCGCTGCAGCAGCAATCAAGATCTCCAACAGCGACGTATATGATTCTTCCTATGCAGGAAATGCAAACGGTTGGTTATTTGCTGGAAAAACTCCAGGTATCTGGGGTAATGCATTAAGAGTTTGCACCATTGATAACGGACCAAGACAGTCATTCAGATTGACTTCTAATTCCCCATCAAACGCAACTAACATTGCAGTTGGTGCTGTCGTTACTAACGGTGGTTCTAAGTACGGTAAAGTTATTGACGTAACTACAGCAACCGTTGATTCAATTACTTACACTGATGTTCACGTAATTATTACTGAAAGTAATGGTTCTTATGTACCAGCTCCTGGAGCAGGGCAACTCTTTGTTGAAGAAGATGTTCTGACAATTGGCGCTACATCAGGAAACGCAATCCTTGCAGATTCATTAGATGATGGCGAACAGTGGTATGCAACTAAAGAACTGTATCAAGGATCAGGTTTAACCTGGGCAGCAGTTGTAGCACGTCCTTTGGCATCTGCAGATGCAGAAGCTTTCTACGGTGGAGTAGAAGTAAGAGACAGCGTACACGTTGCAGTTGTTGATGAAGATGGTTCAATCTCTGGTGCAAGAAACACCATTCTTGAAACATTCCTGTATGCTTCAAAAGCAAAAGATGCAAGAGGTGCTCAAGGCGGATCTAACTACTACAAAGGAGTAGTTTCAACTGGAAGTAGATATGTATACGCAGGTGATACTGTTTTTGAATATCAAAACAAAACCGCTGCATTCGCACCCGTAGGTGCTAAGAGCTTTAGATTAACCAGTGGCGAAGATTATGATACCCTCCCAAGTGGAGCATGGAATGTTACAGTTACTGATGTAAACAATGCATATGAATCATTTGCAGATCTTGAGACAGTATCATTAGATTACCTGCTTATGGGTCCTGGACTCTCTAGCGAGGAGGATACCAGATTAAAAGCAACTTACCTTGCTGGTCTTGCTACTACAAGACAAGATTGCGTTGCATTCCTCTCACCACATAAAGGAAATATCATTTCTGATAGTGGTTTAGTTCTTACAAACAGAGAAATTGTTAAGAACCTGAAGAGATTCTACTCACAAGTTACCAGCACTTCATACGCAGTACTTGATTCAAACTACAAGTATGTGTATGACCGTTGGAACGATGTATATCGTTACATTCCTTGCAACAGTGACGTTGCTGGTCTGGTAGCAAGCACTGCAATCAGTGCAGAACCATGGTTCTCACCTGCAGGTTTCTCAAGAGGTGGCATTCGCAATATTGCTAAACTTGCATGGAACCCAAGCAAGTTAGATAGAGATGAGTTGTATTCCAACAGAATCAACCCAATCGCTGTATTCCCAGGTCAAGGTGCTGTTCTCTTTGGTGATAAAACTGCACTTGCTAACCCATCTGCATTCGACAGAATTAACGTCCGTCGTCTGTTCTTGGTTGTAGAAAAGGCAATTGAACAAGCAGCAAAAGCACAACTGTTTGAAATCAACGACGAAACCACAAGAAACGTATTCAAGGGTGTTGTTGAACCATTCCTCCGTGATGTTCAAGCAAGAAGAGGTCTTTATGACTTCTTGGTTGTTTGCGACTCAACAAATAATACTTCAGCAGTTATTGATCAGAACGAGTTTGTTGCTGATATTTATATTCAACCAGCACGTTCTATTAACTTCATTACGCTGACATTTGTTGCTACGAGAACTGGAATCAGCTTCTCTGAAGTTGTTGCCCGCTGATAAATAAAATCAAGGAGATCTCAAAAAATGTCAAACATCACGAAATTCAAAACTCAATTAAAGGGTGGGGTTCGCCCCAACCTTTATGAGGTTTCAGTCAAATTCCCATCAGCAGCATTAGTAAATGTTCCTTCTGGTTCAGAGTTAACCGCAAAAACTGGTTTCCTCTGCAGATCAGCAGCACTCCCTGGTCATAGTCAGGGAGTTATTGAAGTTCCTTTTAGAGGTCGTTTCCTCAAGATTCCTGGTGATAGAACCTTTGAATCTTGGACCGCAACCTTCTATAACACTAAGGACTTTGATCTGAGAAGAGCATTTGAGCAATGGGTAAACCTTGGTAACAAGGTTGATGAAAACCTTGGTACTTTAAACTTTGGTGGAGATAATGCATCTGGAGCATTCTTCCAGGATATTGATATTGTTCAAAAGTCAAAAGATATTACTACTGCTGGTGGTACTGGTAATGATCCTAATGCAAATCTGAGAGCATATAAACTGATTGGTGCTTGGCCAAGCAGCGTAGGTGCTATCAACCTTGCTTTTGATAGCAACGATCAGATTGAAGAATTTGATGTTGAATTCCAGTATCAGTACTTTGATGCAGGTGCAGATCCAGATAGTTATGGTGAACTCACCACCCGTAATACGGCACTTTCGTAAGATACTAAATAGTTTAACGGTTAGTTCAAATTTGGAATGGCACAACTATTTGGTTTTTCAATCAAAGATGAGGATTTAAAAAAGGGGGCGAAGTCCGCTCCGTCCCCTGTTCCTCCTACAGACAACGATGCTGCCTCAACCATCACTCCTTACGGGGGATGGTTTGGTCATTATGTGGATCTTGACGATACTAAGAAGCGTGATGAGATAAACCTTATCAGACGCTACAGAGAAATGGCACTTCAACCAGAAGTTGACAGTGCTATCGAAGATATTACAAACGAAGCAATTGTAACTGATAAAGATGACAGTCCTGTAGAAGTTGAACTGTCTAATCTTCAAGCATCAGAATCAATTAAAACAGCAATCAGAAACGAGTTTGATCAAATCAAACGTCTGTTAGATTTTGATAAATCTGCACACGAAATTTTCAGACGTTGGTACATTGATGGTCGTATCTATTATCATAAAGTAATTGATCTAGAAGATCCTTCAAAAGGTATTTTAGAACTGCGTTATATCGATCCTTTGAAAATTAAAAAGGTTCGTCTGGTGGAGAAACCACCAGTCGATGCTGACCAGTTCATGAAATATGATTATGGTAAAATTACTGAGTTTTATGTTTACAACAATAAAGGTGTAAACAACACTAATCAGGGAATTAAAATTGCAAAAGATGCAATTGCATCTATCACATCTGGTGTCACAGACCAGGGTAGAAATATTACATTAAGTCATCTTCACAAAGCAATCAAGTATCTGAATCAACTCAGAATGCTTGAAGATAGCATTGTTATCTATCGTTTGTCAAGAGCACCAGAACGTAGAATTTTCTACATTGATGTTGGTAATTTACCTAAGATCAAAGCGGAGCAATATCTCCGTGAGGTAATGTCACGCTACAGAAATAAACTTGTATATGATTCAAATACAGGTGAGATTCGTGACGACAAAAAGCACATGTCTATGCTGGAAGATTTCTGGCTTCCTCGTCGTGAAGGTGGCAGAGGAACTGAAATCACTACACTCCCTGGTGGACAAAACCTTGGAGAACTTACTGACATTAAGTATTTCCAAACTCAACTTTACAAGGCACTTAACGTACCACCTTCACGTTTAGAAAGTGACAAGTCATTTGATCTTGGTAAATCAGAAGAGATCAATAGAGATGAGATTAAGTTTACCAAATTTGTAGGTCGCCTCCGTAAGAAGTTCTCTGATCTATTACACGACCTACTTAAAACACAACTGATCCTTAAGGGTGTTATCACTCCTGAAGATTGGGAGGAAATGAAGGAGCATATCCAGTATGATTATCTTTATGATAATCACTTCTCAGAGAGATCTGATCTTGATATGCTTCAAGCTAAGATGGATGTTCTGGATAAACTGGATCTCTATGTTGGCAAATACTTCTCTCAAGATTATGTCATGCGTCAACTGCTGCAGTTTACTGAGCAGGAAATTGAAGAAATGAGAGAGCAGATAAATAATGAGATTAAGGCGGGTCAAGTTATTGATCCCCTTGATCAGGTTGCTCAAGAAAAGCAATCTGCTGAGATTGATATGGAAACGCAAAAAGCGCAACTAAATCAATTGAAAAACCCACCTGCACCTAAAACGTCAGGAAATTCAAACACTAAATAGTAAGCGAGGTTAAATCATGGAACCTACAAAAATTGTTGACATGATCATGAAAGATCAACTTAGTGATGCGTCTGACGCTGTGAAAGATATTATTATGAACAAGGCGGCGTCCATCCTTACTCTTGAAAAAGAAAAGGTTGGTGCAAATATGTTCAAAAATTTAGAAACGACTCCCGAAGAAACAGAAGATGAAACTGATCACGGAACAGATTGAAAGCGTAGAATTTCTCATTGAAGAAAATGGTTCTAAAAAGAATCACTTCATTGAGGGCATCTTCCTGCAATCTGATATTAAAAATAGAAACGGTAGAGTATATCCTCTGAATGTTCTTGAAAAAGAAGTTCAAAGATATACCGAATCCTATATTTCTAAAGATCGTGCATTAGGAGAACTGGGTCACCCAGAAGGTCCTACTGTAAATCTTGACCGTGTATCCCATAAAATTATTTCACTCCAAAAAGAGGGAACTAATTTTATTGGTAAAGCAAAACTTCTGGATACCCCTATGGGTAAGATTGCAAAATCTTTAATTGATGAGGGAGTAAAACTTGGAGTTTCTTCTAGAGGTGTTGGTTCACTTCAAGAAAGAAGCGGAGTAAATTATGTCCGTGATGATTTCATGCTTGCAACTGCTGCAGATATTGTAGCAGATCCTTCTGCACCTGATGCTTTTGTTGAAGGTATTATGGAAGGAAAGGAGTGGGTGTGGAACAATGGTATTCTTAAAGAACGCCATATTGCACAGTTAAAACAAGAATTAGATCACGCAACATTGTATAACCTTCAGGAGCGCAAAGTTGCCGCGTTTGAAAAATTCTTAAAAGGATTATAATTTATAAATAAGTTATAGAAATCTAACAGATTATATTCAAAGGAGAATAGCACATGTCAGCATCAGTTGACCAGAAATTTGAAACTTTCGTAGAAGAAACTCTTGAGGAAAAAGCGCCAACTGATGGTGCCAAAAAGGCAGACGGCATGGTTGCTGCTTCTATTCCTGCTCCTCAAGATACCGCTAAAGATAATCTTGGCGGTCCTACTAATCAGAACTACAAGCAAGATAACGATTCTTCCAAGATTGCCAACAAGGGTACATCAAAGGTTAGCGATGGTCATGTAACCAAGAACGCTAAACCAGGCGATGCAGCACCTGGCAAATTGAAGGAAGAAGAAGAAACAACCGAAGAGGTTGTAACCGAAACTCCTGAGTTCAGCGTTGAAGAAGATGTAAATGCTCTGATCGCTGGCGAAGAACTCTCCGAAGAGTTTAAGGAAAAAACAAAGACAATCTTCGAAGCAGCAGTTAAGGCAAAACTTGCTGAGCAAACCAAGAAGATTGAAGAAGCATTTGAGGCACGCCTCTCTGAGCAAGTTGAAACTCTTAAAGTAGAACTCGCTGAGAAGATGGACAAGTTCCTCGCATATGTTGCCGAAGAGTGGAGAAAAGAGAATGAACTCGAAATCCACAACGGCATCAAACTGGAAATGGTTGATAACTTCATGTCTGGCATGAAGCAACTTTTTGAAGCAAATTATGTAGAACTCCCTGAAGATAAATATGATGTTCTCGAAGAGATGACAAACAAATTAGATGAGATGGAAGAGAAGCTCAATGAGCAGATTGAAAAAAATGTGTCACTCAACGGTAAGATTTCTGCTTTCGTAAGAGAGTCAGCAATCACCGAAGTTTCTAAGGGTCTTGCTCAAACCCAAGCAGAGAAGCTTGCTTCTCTCGCAGAGGGAGTTGAGTTTGAATCCGAAGAGTCCTTTAAGGCAAAACTCGAAACCATTAAGGAAAATTATTTCCCTAAGGCAAAGGTTGAACTGAAGGAAGACATTGCAACTGATGAAGTTGCATCCCCTGTCGAGGGTCCAATGGCTGCGTATGTTAGCGCAATTTCCCGTTGGAAATAATTATTAAACCACTACTTACTTACTAGGAGAAAATCAAATGTTAGGCATGTCCCAACACCTCCAGGAGAAGTGGGCACCTGTTCTTGAGCACGGTGATCTTCCAAAGATTGAAGATAACTACAAGAAAGCTGTCACTTCCATCCTGCTTGAAAACCAAGAGCGTGTAATCCGCGAAGAGCGTCAAATTCTTTCGGAAGCACTGCCAACCGTTAACACCGATCCTGCTGGCGCTGGTGTTCCTGGTTTCTCGACCGCTGCTGCTGCTGCTGGTCCTGTTGCAGGTTTCGACCCTGTTCTGATCTCACTGATCCGCCGTTCAATGCCTAATCTGGTCGCATATGACCTGGCAGGCGTTCAACCAATGTCTGGTCCTACTGGACTGATCTTCGCAATGCGTGCTCGCTACGATGGTCAGCAAGGTGCTGAAGCATTCTTCAACGAAGTCAATCCTAATCAGTCGGGTACTCAAGGTGCTAACGACGTTACAGGTGCTGCTGATGCACTGACAGGCGACAACCCTGCAGTTCTGAACGACACCTTCTCTGGCGCTAACGAGAACACCGTTCAGGGTTACTACACCAATGGTCATGCAATGTCCACTCAGGATTCTGAGGCACTGGACAGCGACGGCACTGCTCCTGACTTCCGCGAGATGGGTTTCAGCATCGAAAAGATTGCTGTTACCGCTAAGTCCCGTGCTCTGAAGGCAGAGTACAGCATCGAACTCGCACAAGACCTGCGTGCTATCCATGGTCTGGATGCTGAGTCAGAGCTGGCAAACATTCTGTCCTCTGAGATCCTTGCTGAGATCAACCGTGAGGTTGTTCGCACCATCTATAAGTCCGCTAAGCGTGGTGCTCAGCATGACACCGCAACCGCTGGTATCTTCGACCTGGACGTTGACT